GGGGGCTGGTCGAGCTTCAGGCGCGCCCACACGGGGCAGCGGGGCACGCCGGCGACGATCTCCACATGCACTTGCACGGAGGTGCCGTCCTCCCGATTGGCCCACACCTCGTAGGGGTCGAGTCTCTCCTCGATCGAGGAGAGAGCGGTGAAGGGGAGGTCCAGCACCCCGTAGGGGTAGCTCGCCCCACCGGCGGACCGGATGAGCACGTCACCCGGGCGCAGGTCTCGGGCGTCGACGCGGATCGGATCGGTGTAGCCATCCATGGCAGGTCTCCTTCAGTCGGGGTCCGCGCAGCGTACTACACGAACCCCAGACGCGGAACACCCCCCGGCGGGCATCCGGGGGGTGTTCCTCTCAGCCCAGGGGGGACCGACTCAGGAGGCGTACTCGGGCACCTCGATCGCACCGCACTCGACCTCGGGCAGCGCCGTGTCGAAGAACTCCACCCACGGCTCGGCACCGATCGGGTCCGCACCCGGGTAGTCGCCCCACGGGCCCTCGCCCCAGGCCGAGTTCGACTCGGCGTAGCCCGAGAGGGTCACGACGGCGACCTCGTTCTGGAAGGTGCGGGCGCCGAGCTCGGCGACGATCTTCGGGAACACGTGGCGCACGTAGGGCGGGTTGGTGGAGGCCGGACCGCACGACCCGGTGTTCGCGGCGTTCTTCGCCCACACCTCCAGGCCGAACCCGTCCGACGGGGTGGTGGTCGCACCGGGGCGGCCGATGCCGATGGCCTTGCCAGCCCAGGCGTTGCCGGGGCCGGCGTCCGCGGCGCCGAGGATGAGCGAGCAGGAGGTCATGATCTCCAGGGCCTCGTAGTCGCTCGTGTAGAGCTCGGCCTCGAACGTGTACCGGGTGGTGATGTTGGGGTCAGCCGCGGAGAACACGACCTGGCCGCAGCCGTCGGTCGGGTTGAACCGGGTTCCCTCGGTCACGTCCGGGGTGGCGGTGATGGTCGAGATGGCGCTCAGGACCGCCCCGTTGCCGACGCCGGCGATCGGGAAGCAGTCGGCGCCGAGGCGCGCGATGCGGAGGGCGCAGACACTCCGCTGGATGAAGCAGCCGACGTTTGCCATGTGGGTGTTCTCCTGGCTTGGCCCCGGGCGGGGCGATGTGAGGGGGACGGTAGAAGGGGTGCCCGACTACTTCCAGTCGATCAGCCGACGACGACGAGATCCCACTCGCGGTCGAAGTCCGAGATGAGGGCGGGGAGCCGTTCGTTGCCGGGGTTGTAGATGCCCATGGCCTTCGCCACGGCGGGCAGCGCGGAGCCGGCGGTGCGGACCACCTCGGCCTCGTCGCGCACCGACCCGGAGAACCCGCCACGGCTCCACGAGGTCGTCCCGTCGGGCAGCTTGCGGGCCTGGTCGTTGGTCTCGACGCGCACGTACTCGGCGGCAAGCTCCAGGGCGGCGTCCACCTCGACCCGAGACGGCGGGGACCCGAACGAGTAGGTCACCGAGAAGGTGCCCGGCTCGGTGTCGGCGAGGTGGAGCTTGTTGGTCGACGGCCACCGCTTGCCGTCGGAGCGGACGATCGCCCGGCGGTCGCGGACGTAGAACTCGGTGAACGCGGCGCCGTCGATCTTCACGACGACGGCGTTGGCCTCCACAGACCCGTCCTCGTCGGGGTCGCCGAGGTACATCGGGTCGTGCAGGGGCAGCGCCTCACCCGAGCAGTAGTCGCTCCGGCCACCGAGCCACACGCCGAGCAGCGAACGGGGCCAGGCGTCGTCGCAGCGGCGCACGGGGCGCACCGTGGCACGGCACACCCCCGGCCGCTGCCGGCCGAGGAGCACGTAGATGACCTCGGAGGCCGCCGCCGCGATCGCGGCGTAGTCCGGCCCCTCGTCCTCGGGGGCGAGGGCGCACAGCGACGGGAGCGCCTTGATCTGCGCCTCAGTGATGTACGGCGTGCAGGGGCCGCCCATGGTCAGGACGCCAGCGAGTCGGGCAGCTCGACCTCGGCGGCCACCACGGTGGCCGGGTCGAAGGCGACGAGGGCCTGGGCGATCTTGCGGGCCGTGAACACGTTGCGGGCGCTGTCGAAGCCCTCCAGGGCGACCGCGTTGGTGCGGGGCGGGCCGATCTGGTAGCCGACCGGGCCCGAGCCGTAGATCCAGCGGGTCCCGGTGGTCTCGGAGCCGGCATCGGGGGCGGCACCGGTGTAGCCGGCGTCGGCGATGACGACGTGCCCCGTGTAGGTGCGCCAGCAGTTGGTGGCCACGTCCATCTCGATGAGGTCGCCACCGGCGAGCGACAGCACCTCCGGGGGGACGTGGACGAAGCCAACGGCGCCGTGGAGCAGGGTGGCGAGGCCGCGCTCGATGGCGGCGAACGCCCCGGCGAGGGAGTCGGGGCCGGCAGAGGCCACCGTGGCCGAGTTGGCCAGCGTGGGCGACGGCTGTGGGCCACCACCCTCCCCGTCGGAGAGCTGGGTGGCGGTGGCGCCGTGCTCCAGTTCGGCGGCGATCGGCTCGGAGAGCATCGCCATCCACCGGTCGTCGAGGCGGCCCTCCAGCCACGCCATGTCCACGTCGAGCGAGCTGCACTCCTCGGTGGCGAACACGTCGAAGGCGCCGAAGCGGGCAAGGGTGCCGGACACGGCCCCGCTGGGCGGGTCGTAGTCGTCGCCGTCGGAGTCGTCGGCGCAGAACACCAGCTCGTTGCGGGAGAGGCCGTCGGCCCCGTAGGTGGTGAACTCGATGCCGGCCTGCCACCGGTTGCCTTCGATCTGGAGGTCGGCGGCGGTGCCGATGAGGAGGCCGACGGGTCGGGCCTGGGGCTTCAGGATGCCTTCGAGCTTCATGACCATGGCGGTGTACCTCGTGGTGATCGTGGACGGCGAAGGGGGGTGGCGGAGGTGCTCATCGGCACTCCGACACCCCCCTTCCTAGTGCGTGCGCTGAGGTCAGGAAGCCTCGGCGCAGTCGGTGATGGCCGTCACGTCGGCGGTCTGGGCACCCGAGAGGCAGACGCCGCTCAGGTTCAGGTGGTAGTTGGTGGCGCCGAAGTCGATGAGACCCTCGAACGACTCGTACCAGAGCGTGAACCGGTTGCGCCGGTTCGACTCGTTGTCGCGCACCGTGTTGTTGGTGACGCCGAGGTCGATCGAGCCGCGGTCGAGCGCCCGCAGGTTGCCCTTGGGGGCGAACAGCAGGTCGATGTCGACCGGCAGGGCCGGGAGGGCCTCGCCGTCGGCGAAGGTCGGCACCGGGGCCCACGAGGAGGCCACGTCCATCGTCCAGGTCACGTCGAGGCCGAGGTCGCGGAAGGCCGCGTTGACCTCGGCCATCGTGACGACCCGATCCGCCAGGCGACCCGAGGTGCGCCGCTGGCGCAGGAGGTCGATCTGGAGGGCCGGGAACACCCAGCGGGGCAGCCAGGCATCGAACTGCTGGTCGCCGAGCCGCTCCTCCTCGCGGTAGATGGCCACCGCGTTGGCAATCGTCGAGAACAGGTTGATCGACGCCCCGAAGTCCGTGGTGGACGCGAGAGCCGTCTTGGTGTTCACCGACGACAGGGCGGCATCGAGCAGGGCCACCTCGGCCATGCGGGCCTGGAGGGTCTGGAGCTTGTTGAGCGCCGCGGCCACCAGCTCGGGGAACGTGAGCTGCTCCATGTTGGTGATGGTCAGCGCACGCCAGATGCCGTAGATGTCGTAGTTCACCGAGTTGCCGCACGGGAGCAGCACCGGGACCTTCTCGGCGTTGCCGTCGGCGTCGTCGGCCCGGGTCCACTGGCCGTAGCCCGAACCGTCGTCGGACTCGATGTCGGCGAGCTTCAGCGCCGGGTAGACGCTCACGCCGCCCCGCGCCGGCCGGTAGTTGGCAAGCGAGCCCTTGACGGGGCGGGCCGTCGAGGACAGCACGGCGCCCACCGAGTCGTAGACCTGCTCCCGGGGGGCACAGATGGCGGCGGTGAGGCCGTTGGCCTGCTCGGGCGAGTAGCCGGCGAAGATCGCAGCGTCCTTGCTGGCGTCGCCGGCGAGGGGGGTGAAGGCCCCCTCGGGCAGATCCAGGGTGGCGACCTTGATCTTGTCGCGGCCACCACCGGCGATGTCCTTGTACCGCTCCTGAAGCGCCTCGGCGAGATCGAGCAGCGAGCCGAACTCCTCGCCCGCGTCGTGGCCGTTCAGGCCGGACGTGGCCTTGAACTTGCCGAGCGGCACCTTGGCCTGCGGGTCGGGCTGGTCCGAGCCGGTCTCGGAGTTGGCGGCGATGGCGCCAGCCTTGGGGCGGTAGCCGCTGGAGGCGGTGACGGTCTTGGCGTCGGTGGCGTCGCCCTCGTCGCCGGTGGCCTCGTCGCCCTCGGCGTCGTCCCCGTCGGCGGCGTCGCCCTCGTCGCCCTCGGCCTCCGACTCGGCGTCGGCCTCGTCGTCGAAGGCGCCCTCCAGCTCGTCGGCCTCGGCCAGCGCGGCCGTGCGGTCGGCGGCCAGGGTGGCGTCCGCGGTCTTGCGGGTGGCCAGCTCGTCGCGGAGGGTCGCGGCGAAGGCGTTGGCCTCCTTGACCTCGCCGAGCACCGTCGGGTCGACCTCGCCGGCGGCCACGCCCTTGGCGGCGGCGACCAGCGACTTCCCGAGGGCCTTCAGCGCGTCGTTGTCGAGGGCCGACAGGTCGTCGGGGATCTCGATGCCGAGGATCTTCTTCATGGTGTCTCCAGGGGGTGACAGGCGGCCGAGCCACTCGGCTTGCGGCAGAGAGTCACGCCTCGCGGGGACTAAATCAACTCGGACCGAAGGTCTGGTCGAACTCGCCCATAGCCTCGGCGATCTCTCGGGCCTCGTCGGTGGCGAACTTGTTGGCGAGGTACTGGAGCGCCGGCGGCACCGCGACCGTCGGCACCGCACCGGCGACGGGCCGCGGCGGGATGAACCCGGCGCCGGTCATCGTCAGCATGTAGTCCTCGTCGTGGCCGAACGTGCGGGCCCGGTGCTTCGGGAAGCCCTCGGCGTTCACGGCCAGCGAGATGATGAGCTCCATGTTGCCGCCGATGCGCGACCAGTGGCCGGACTGGCCCGAGGCGCGTGCGGCGTGCACGATCTCGTTGCTCGTGCCGGGGCGGACGATGCCCGACACCCAGGCGCCGAAGTCGTCCTCGCCGATGGCCACGTCGGCCCAGCAGGTCGTGGTGTCGGCGTACACGTTGAGCGCCTCGCGCCAGCCGAGCTCCTCGGGGGCGTGGTCGCCGCCGATGACGAGTCGGCCGGTGGCCACCCGGCCCTCGGTGGTGAGCACGGAGCCGTTGGCGAAGTAGGCGTAGTTCGTGGCCGACCGGGGCGGGTACACGCCGGGGAGCGACTGGTGCTCGGTGCGCCAGCCGAACAGGTGACCGAACACGCGGTCGTTCTCGTCGACGTACACGGGGGTCAGCTCGCGCAGCTCCGGGTTCAGGAACAGGTCGTGGTCGATCTTGGGGCGCTCGGACAGCACCGAGAACGAGAACGCGTGCTCCGGCTTCTCGGCGGCGGCCGGCTCGTGGTCCTCGGGGGCAGCGGCGAGGATCGACGCCACGATGGTGTCGGCGGTGTCGTAGCCCTCCACGTCCCAGCCGTCGGGGATCACCGCGGAGGCGTTGTCGAAGGCGGGCTCGGTGAGCAGCGTCGTGGCCTTCAGGCGGGCGTTCTGGAAGTCCATCTCCATCCAGAAGCGGTCGCCCTCCTCGACGTAGCGGACCTTCATGTCCTTCTGGGCCACGGACAGGTCGACCGAGTTGCCGCGGAGGGCCTGGGTCTTGACGAGGTAGGCGGCGCGGTGGCCCAGTTCGTCGTTGAGCGCCCACCCCCAGCCGGACACCTTGCCGTCGTCGTGGACGGTGACCTCATCGAGCCGCCCGGCGACCTCGGCGCCGTCGTGACCACTGGCGTCGCGGACCTTCAGCTTGATCGACCGCGGGAGGTCGAGCGTCGTGAACGTCTCGGCGTCGATGAGGCGGCCGTCGTGGGTGCGGGTGCCGACGAGCAGCAGCTCGGGGAACTCGATCGGCACGTACATGCCGGGCGGCGGCTCGTTGGCCGGGGGGAGGGTGAAGGAGCCGAAGGTACGCATGGGGGACAGCCTTTCAGGTGGGGCGGGGGTTCATCACGCCGGACGCGATGCGCCGCAGGTCGGAGAGGGCCGGGTGGGGGTGGATCACGGCGAGGCCGGCGACGGCGTGCACGAAGGCGAGCGCCACGTCGGGGTCGAGGATCTCCACGAGGTCGGCGTGCAGCGGGGCCAGCGCCTCGACGTAGAACTGGGACACCGCAGGCATCGACAGGTCGAGCTCGTCGAGGTCGACGGCGGCGAGCACGGCCTCGTTGGCGACGTTGGCGATCTCCGCTGCGATCTCGGGCTTCGCCTGGGCGAGCGCCCGCAGCCGGGCGCCGACGGCCTTCGTGGCGGCGAGCAGGTGGCCGGACGCTGCCATGGTGGCGGCGTCGATGTCGGCGGCCTTCGTGGACCGCTTCCCGGGCGGGTCGGCCGAGTCGGCGGGCCGGCGCGTCGGCGGGGTGGAGCCGGTGCCGGGGGCGCCGGTGCCGTTCGGGACGGCGGCGACCTTCTCCCAGTCGATCTGGTCGTGCACGGGGAGGCCCCAGGTCCCGAGGTACGGGTTGTTGATCTGGCGGCCGAGGTTGCGGACGTACTCGTCGTCGTCGGGGATGTCGGCGTCGGTGGCGCTGGAGCTGGCGCGCAGGGCGTCGTTGGAGATGACGCCACGGTCCCAGAGCTGGCGGCGGTCCTCGGCGATGTTCGGCTTCGTGACGACCCCGGAGCCGTCGGCGATCACGACCCGGCGGCGGATCTCCACGTCGGACCACTTCGGGTCGGACTCCAGGCCCCGCTCCTTGCGGTAGGCGCGCAGGCCGGGCCACAGGAACTCGCGGGTGATGTTGTTCGCCCACCGCTGCGCCTTCGGGAGCAGGTGCCCTTGGTAGGCGTCGTCGGTGATGCCCCAGAGCTGGAAGTGCGTCGAGTTGCCGAGGCCGGTCTGCGACTCCGACGGGAGGTTCTGGCCCATCGCGATGTTCTGGCGGAGTTCGGCCCGCAGCTCCATCTCCACGCGGTCGATGGTGCGGTCCATCACGATGTGGCGGATCGCGGCGCCGTCCTTCTCGTTGCCCTGGAGGATGATCGGGATGGCGCCCGCAGCGACGTTGCGCTTCAGGATCGCGTCCTCGATGGTGTTCAGGAACTTCAGCCAGAACGGCGACTTCACCGGGTCGGTGGACCCCTCGGGCGCCTCGTTGGCGCCGACGACCGACAGCCCCGACGGGATGAACAGGATGCCCGACTGGGCCATGCGGTTCATGATGCGCGAGGTCATCGAGTCGTTCAGGGCGAGCAGGCGGCGGCAGTCCTCGGCGAGCGACTGGAGCGGCGAGTCGGCGACGAACGTGCGCGCCGGGTGGGCGGCCCACATCCGCTTGACGTGCGCCTTGTAGTTGCCGTTGGTCGGCTGCGACTCGTCGGCGAACCCGACACCCGAACGGGTCCACCCGCCTTCGGAGCCGGCGCGCAACTCCAAGATCGACAGGTACTCCCACTCAGTGGGGGCGTTGGCGTGGTCGACGCCGACGAGGTAGCCCTCGCCCGAGATGTCGTCATTGATCGAGTAGAGCCCGGCGAGCGCGTTCACGTCGCCCGACGGACCCTCCAGCGCCCAGAGGATGTCCTGCGCCACGGCGTCGAGGTCGGTGCGGTCCTTCTCGTCGGGGACCGCCGGCGGGGCGAGCGGCGACGACGCGGACCGCTGGCCCACGAGGTACACGAACCGGGCCAGCGCGCTCGCCGTGTAGTTCGCCGGGTAGTGGACCTCAGCGAGCTTGTCGTAGTAGAGCCACCCGCCGGACTGCCACTCCTGGTAGGCCGCTGCGATTCGTCGGATGCGGGCCTGGTCGCCGGGATTGACCGACATCGCTGAGGCGACGAGCGCGGTCGCTTCGGTCTTGGCGTTGCGGGTGAAGATGGCCATGGTGGTGGGTGCTCCGCTGGGCGGTCGGGTCGGGCGCTGGGCACCCGACTGTCGGGGAGGCTACTCAGCCGGGGGCGCCGTGTCGCTCCCGCTCGTCCGCTTCGGCCAGGTCGTCAAGGAGCGCCTGGGCGATGGCCCGCGGTCGGGGGGTGATCGAACGGGTCACGGGCCGCAGCCCCTCGGCCGCCTTCTCCTGGTCGAGCAGCAGCTCGTACATGGGCCGGTAGACCCGGGCCAGTCGGACGTAGGCGCGCATCCGCGCCCGGTCCAGCTTGCGCCGGTCCTCCTTCTGCTTCTCGGTGAGCGCCGGCTTCTTCTTCCGGGGCTTCGCCGGCTTCTTCGGGGCCGGGGTGTGGAACGTGCGGCCCTGGACTTCGTAGGCGAGGCGGGCCTGGTCGATCTTGGCGCTCAGGTCGGCCCGGCACTCGGGGCACATCGGTGGGGCGGGGCGCAGCTCGGTGTGGGGGAGCAGCGATCCGCACCGGCACTCGACGTAGCCCCAGATGTCCAGAGCGGCCTCATCGTCCACGCCTGAGAGGCTAACCTCGGAACGTAAACGGCCGGGCTACTCGGCGCCGCTAGGTTCGCCCCCATGAGCGACGCCCTCGAACGAGCCGGTCGGGCCACCGTGGTGCCCACCCTGGACGAGCGACGAGACCGCATCCTCGCGATCGTCGGCGCCGCGGCCATCGACGTGGGCGCCGAGCTCATCGCGGCGAAGAAGGAGCACCCCGGGGCCTTCATGGAGTGGGTGTCGCGGTCGCTGCCGTTCGGGATCGACAAGGCGCAGCGCCTCATGGCCATATCGCGGGCGTTCAGCGACGCCGACGAGACCGTGAAGGCCGCGTTGCCGCCAGCGTGGACCGCCTTGTTCGAGTTGGCCCGCCTTCCGATCGAAGAAGTGCAGCGCAGCATCGAAACCGGCGAGATCGCGCCCGAGATGACCGTCTCGGACGCCCGGAAGCTCGCCACGGGGCGCTCCGAGCCGCCCGAACTGCTCCCAGCGCGCCCGAAGCCCGGTCCGGCACCCGGATTCGACCCGAATCCGCGCCTCGACGCCGACATCTTGGCCTCCGAGCTCGTCCGCATGGACCGTTGCACCCTCTCGGCGCCCGTGGAGTACCTTCTCCGGCAGTGGATCGGCCCAGATCCAGGTTAGGAGACCCCCGATGTACCTGTCGCTGCCCCCGAGGCCGGCCTGGCACGCTCGTGCGGCGTGTCTCGGCTCCGATCCGGCCCTGTTCTACCCCGAGCGGGGCGTCCAGCCCGAGGAAACGGCGCGAGCGAAGCGGATCTGCGCCGGTTGCCCTGTCGCCGGCGAGTGCGAGGAGGCCGGGATGAGCGAGAAGCACGGCATCTGGGGCGGCCTGGTCGTCACCGACCGCAACGAGCTGCGGAGGGCGAGCGCATGATCGGCACCGAGTGGTTCGAGGTCGGCGGGATGTGGCACATCGTCACCCTTGGCGACCCCGCGAAGGCCGAGTGCGGCCTCACGATGAGGTCCGCGCCAGCGACGGTCGCCTCCACGGCCGAGTCGCCGTGGCCGCCGAAGCCGTGCATGGCGTGCGCGGTGCGCGCCCAGGAGCGGTTCATGGAGGAGGAGCCGCTCGACGCGGCGCTCGCCCGCGGGTTCCGGCCAGCGGACCCCTCAGACTTCGAATAGCGGGGGCCCTGGGTCCCGGGGTACTGACACCTCGTCATCGTCGACGTGCCGTCGAGGCTCGGTGATCGACTTCGGGAGCGGATGGTCGGCGCACCAGGCGTCGTAGCACTCCTTCCGGCACAGGTACAAGGTGGGGTCGAGCAGTGACGGCACGATGAACGTGCCGGGGAGGCCCGACTGGTGCTCCTTGCCGCAGGTCCCGCAGTAGCGCGAGGTGGCCTTCGGCTTCTTCGTGCCCTTGGTGGCCATCACCGCCCCCGCTTCAGGAGCAGCTTGCGGACGTAGGTGGAGAAGTTCTGGCCGGCGGGGATCATCTTCTCGATCTGCCGGGCCTCGCCTTGGGTGAGGCGGACCGTCTTGGTGACGGTGCGGGGGTCGTCAGACTTGGGCTTCGGCACGGAGGCTCCTTGCGGTGATGGCGAGGTCGGTCGCGATGGGTTCGACGAGCACGATGGTGGCGATGGTCGGGCGCTCGGAGTCGATGAAGGGCTGGACGGCGCCGGTCGTGCGGATCGACGCCAGCCCCGGGTTGAGGATGACGGCCAGGTCCCAGCCGAACATGGCCTGAGCGAGCGAGAGGTTCAGCGGGAGGTCGTGGCCGCGCAGCCAGTCGATGTCGAAGCCGAGATGGTCGGCGAGCCGCCACACGATCTCGATGGCCACGAGGTCGGTGAACGTCCACCGCCGGCGGCGCCCCGAGCCGCCAGTCCAGTGAGGGGTGGCCTTCGCGATGTTCGTGGAGTGCCAGAAGTTCAGGTTGCCGACCGAGGCCGACACGATCTCCAGCGCCTCACCCAACTCGAAGTCCCACTCGGTGATGTCGTCGCCCAGCACGTCGTCGCCGCTCATCGGGTGCGCCTCGCGGCCTTGCGCCCGGCCTTCGCCTTCGCCCGACGGGTGGCCCGTGGCGGGGTCGCCTTCGTGGCGCCGTGCGGGTGCTTCACGCCGCCCCGGTTGATCTTGGCGATGAGGTGGACCCGCTCCTTCGCGTCGGCCAGCCGCCGCTTGCGCTCCTGCTCGATCGCGGCTCGCATGGCGGCGCGCATCGTGGACGCGTCGGGCATCGTGGGTCGCTCATTCATCGTGGTCTCCTTGGGTGAGGCGCATCATGGGGTAGCTGCGCTTGGAACCGTAGGCGGTGATCGCCTCGTCGGGCACCTCTTGGAACTGGTACTCGCTGCTCGTCAACGTCGACAGCAGCTCGTCCCAGTCGGTCGGTCGCGGTTCGATCGACGCCTCGGGGATCGTCTCGACGAGCTCCCACCAGCCGAG